ACACTCGTGAAGTGGGCTGAAGCAATTCGTCGTACTTTCGAGGATGGTGGTGTGGATGAAACAATTACGACTCGTCGTATGATCCACATTGTTCGTGCCTTTGCGATTTTTAAGAATCAGCAGAAAGCAGTTGAGTTGTGTTGCAATCGTTTTGATGCTGCAACAAAGGCTGCATTCATCGACTTGTTCGACAAAGTTGCAAACCCTCAGCCAGAGCCAGTCGCTACATCAGTAGAGACACCTAAGGTGGAGGATGAGATTCCCTTCTAAAAAGTAATACTTTAGTAATGCCTGCAACTTTGTAGGGTTATTACAAAAAGAACTTGCCTTTAATTGGGAATTGTAGTATAATAAGTGTTCGTTAGTTAGATTTTTGTGAAACTTTTTTAAGGAAATACATTATGTTAAAATTTGCAAACTTGTCATTATCTCAAAAGCGTTTTGTTGTGGCTGTTCTTGAGTCCAACAAACAGTACAAAAAAGATCCTCAGATTACTCTGAAGGAATGTGCTGCAATTTATTACTCGATTCGTGATCAGCGTACTGGTGCGAAGGGTGAGAAGATTGGTTACCCTAACTGGTTGTTCAACAAGAACAAAATCGAGCGTGGTGTATACCAGTTGCCAGTTCCTACTGATGCCGAGTTGTCTGCGTATGCCAAAGAATTGGCTGAGAAGAATACTCCAAAAGTAGCAAAGGCTAAAGCCAAAGTTGCAAAACTTGCTAAGGCTAAGACAGTTAAAGTTAAAGCACCTGCCAAGACTGCAGTTGCGAAAGAAGACACCATGGAAATGTCTCGTCTTCAAAAGATTGTTGATGAATCCGTTGATTTCGATGACGACACCGAAGACTTCAATGCGATCCTCCGTGAGAATGGTATCACAGTTTAATTAGAGTTTATCTGTCATCTGGGGTACTGCCATCGCCCCAGATGATTTTTTTCATTTGATGGTTGTTAATTATGGAGATATTATGTCTAAACAAGAATTGCTATTGACGCATTTGAACAAGGGTAAGACTTTTACTGCTAAGCAGATCAAGTCCTCTTTCGGTATTGCTCACCCAGCAAGCACAATCCGTAACTTGCGTGAGCAAGGCTACTGTGTTTACTCTAACCCAGCAGTTGTAAATGGTACTGAAGTTGTTAAGTACCGCATCGGCAAACCAACTCGTGCAATGGTTGCTTTGGCTAACCGCTATGCTGGTTCATCTGTATTTACTCGTACAGCCTAATTAAGTGAGTTATAAATGGGCATTCTTCGGAGTGCTCATTTGTGCATTCATTTGGAGAGAAATATGGCAACTAAAGAAGATGTAAAGAAATCCCAAAATGCCACCACAGGTGGACGAAAATTTGATGGAGGTAAACTACAATATGGTTTACTTCCACCACTCGCATTAAAAGCGACTGTAGAAATTCTAACATTTGGTGCGGAGAAATACGAACCAGATAATTGGAAGGTAGTTCCAGACTCAAAGCGCAGATACTTTGATGCAATGCAAAGACATCTTTGGGCATGGAAAGAGGGAGAGCAAGACGATCCCGAAACTGGTAAGAATCATTTGGCACATGCAATGTGTTGCTTGATGTTCTTGTATGAGCACGATGTTAAGTACTCAAAATAAATTTGCCAAATGCCTCGTTTTGAGGTATAATGTTTTATACATAGTAATGTACAATTTGAAAAAGGAAACCCTATGAAACTATCTAAAGAAACCGTAAACCTAATTAAGAACTTTGCTGGTATCAACAGCAATCTTCTCTTAAAGCAAGGTAATAAACTAGCAACTATCTCAGGACAGAAGAATGTCATGGCAGATGCCACTGTGACTGAAACATTCCCTGACTTTGCCATCTATGATCTAAATGAGTTCTTGGGTGCAATGTCTTTGTTCGAAGATCCAGAGTTGGACTTTCAAGACAAGTATGTTTCTATCAAACAAGGTAGCATGAATATTAAATTCTTTGCAGCCGATGCATCAAACCTAACTGCTCCACAGAAAGCAATCACATTCCCTGAAGCAGAGATTAACTTCCGCATGACTTCAAGCATGTTGGATATGGTTAAGAAAACTTCTTCAGTCTTACGTGCAGCCGATGTATCAATCGTTGGTGATGGTAGCAAGATTACTGCAGTTGTTGGTGATAAAAAGAATGCTTCTGGTAACTCTTACAGCGAACCAGTTGGCGATACAGATAAGACTTTCAAAGTGAATCTGAAAGTAGAAAATCTAAAGATGCTTCCTGGAGATTACGATGTTAGCATTTCCAGCAAGAAGATCTCACGATTCAAGTCTCCAAATAATGACTTGGTATATTATGTAGCAGTTGAAGCGGATTCTACTTTCGACTTCTAATTGATTCTTCTTTATTATGGATTTATTATGACACGATTGAAAAACATTATTGGTAGAGTATCACGTGCAGTTCCCAGAGATGCCAAACATATGACACTTGATGGTGTAGAAGTATACACCAAATTCAAATGTGTTGTATGTGGTGAAATGCATCTTGTGGGTGAAGCATATCTAAAGAGTAGCAAAAGCAGAAAGAACGATAATGACATTCGTCCTTTCTGTGCTACATGTTATATCGATACTAATGGCAAGAAGCCACGTAAAGAACCAGTTAATGCAGTTGCATTTATTCAACTTTGAGAGATTTATATTATGATTGATAGTCGTGAAGACCAATTCTTGTGGGTAGAAAAGTATCGTCCGCAAAAAATTGATGATTGTGTATTACCACAGTCGCTTAAAGATACATTTAAACAATACATCACACAAGGTGAACTACCCTCATTCTTATTCTCAGGAACAGCAGGTGTAGGAAAAACCACAGTAGCAAAAGCACTATGTAACGAGATCGGTGCTGAGTATATCCTCGTGAACGGATCTGATGAAGGTCGTTCAATTGATGTTCTTCGAACTACGATTAAAGGATTTGCTTCTACAGTATCTCTTACAGATGCCAAGAAAGTCGTTATCGTAGACGAAGCAGACTACATGAATGCTCAATCGGTTCAACCTGCATTAAGATCGTTCATTGAAGAGTTCTCTGGTAACTGTCGCTTTATCTTTACATGTAACTTTAAGAATCGTATCATTGAACCACTCCACAGTCGTTGTGCTGTAATAGAATTCAAAATTGATTCTAAAGACAAACAAGAGATCGCTGCAACTTTCTTTAAGCGAGCAGTATCAATCCTTAAACAAGAGAACATTGAGTTTGATCCAAAGGTAGTTGCTGAACTAATCACAAAACACTTTCCTGATTATCGTAGGATTCTAAACGAACTCCAACGCTATTCTGTATCTGGTAAGATTGACTCTGGCATTCTTCTTAATATGTCAGAAGAGTCTTTCAAAGATTTGGTTAAATTGCTCAAGGATAAGAACTTTACCGAAGTGCGCAAGTGGGTTGCCAAACAAACCGATGCAGATACTACAAGTCTGTTCCGTGAGTTGTATGATACCGCATCTGTCAATATGGATCCAAATAGTATTCCTCAACTTGTTTTAACACTGGCTGACTATCAGTACAAAGCAGCATTTGTAGCTGACCATGAACTAAATATTATGGCAGCACTTACAGAAGTTATGGCTAACTGTAAATTCAAATGAGGCTAACATGGAACTTATTCTTTTAGTAGTATATACATTTATTGTATGGATCGGTGGAGCAGTTTCTGGATGGAAAGCCAGAGAAGAACATGCTAGACAAATCACAGAAAAATTCATTGATCACATACACAATTCTGTTCAACAAGAAGTTGAAGAAAGTGTTATTCAAATTAGTATCGAAAAACATAATAATGTATTCTATGTTTACGATAAAGAAACAAATGAGTTTATGGCACAAGGTTCTTCTAAAGATGAAGTAGAAACTAATCTTAAGAAACGATATCCTGGAAAATCATTCGGATGTGCTGAGAGTAATCTCTCTCAAACTGGGTTTTACTCATGACTCCATTCGACTTTATTAATGCAATTAACACAACTAAGAAAGATCTATTCGAAGACCCACTAGCAAGTAAGGATTATAAACCATTCCTTATTAATAGAGGGTTATCATATTTCCCCGATACAGTTCTTTATGCCAACGAGATGAATCGTAACTCAGGCATTCCAGAGGACTGGCAGTTTTCTTTTTTACTAAATAGTATCTCTAAGAAGAAAAGATTCAGTAAATGGCACAAAAAAGATGCCGAGACAGAATCAGTTCGACTTGTAAAAGAATACTTTGGTTATTCTGATGAGAAGGCAGTGGAAGCACTTAGCGTTCTCTCTGAGGATCAATTAGTTATGATAAAAGAAAAATTATACAAAGGTGGAAAATAATGACTGTCGAATTGATTTATTACGACTGGACTCCTGAGTCGATGCTTGAAGTGATATTACCTGAACCAGATAACTTCCTGAAGGTTCGTGAGACACTGACCCGCATCGGGATCGCTTCCAGAAAAGAAAACACATTGTATCAATCTTGCCATATTTTACATAAGCAAGGTAGATACTTCATTGTGCATTTTAAAGAATTGTTTGCTCTTGATGGTAAAGAATCCAATATCACGAGTGGCGATATTGAGAGAAGAAACGCTATTGCTGGTTTGTTGCAAGATTGGGAACTATTAAAAATTCTTAATGCTACACAGGCTGACCAAAAAGCGTCTTTGTCTCAAATTAAAGTAGTCTCTTATAAAGAGAAAAATGAATGGGAACTTGTTCCTAAATATAATATTGGCAAGAAAACTAAATAATTTTAAACAATGGAGTGATTATGACTGAACAAACAAAAGAAATTACTATTAAACTTGAATTGACTCTAGATGAGGCTAACGCAATTTTAGCATCTTTGGGTAAGCATCCATTTGATCAAATTGCAGCATTGATTAATAAAATTCAGGCACAGGCAGTTCCACAATTGCCAAAACCAGAAACACCAGCAGCATAAATAATTGGGTAATTAGGTAAAACTAATTGTTTCACTTAGGTGCTTATTTGTCTTCGGAGAATAAGTATAAGTGTCCGTCTTGGACATAACAAGGAGAAATAATTATGTGGACTAAACCAGCTGCAACAGAAATGAGATTTGGCTTTGAAGTTACAATGTATGTAATGAATAAGTAATAAAGAATTCACCTTAGGACCACTAAGTTACGAATCGTTTTAAAGCAGACATGACGCACGATGTCGCTGGAGTTGTAACCAGCACCTGATATGCCTTCGGGGTATCAATTTTAATTTAACTCGCTTAAT